CCCTTTGCATTGCAGCTTGTATATCTGTATCTGGGAAATCTTCTTTCCGAAAGTCGCTACAACGGCTACGTGAGGGTTGTCATACAACTCCAGTTTCCGTGTCAGGGCAATGACATCGAAGATTCCTTCCACTATGATAACCGTGTCGGTCTCATCTTCAATGACCGCATCATAGTTGTACAGGAGTTTCACAAAATCGTTTTCTGTCGAGTTCCTGTAGCGCAGAATCCTGTATTCCCCGTTAATCTTTGCCTTGCAGTTATGCCGGTCTATCTCGTCCTTTGACCAGATATGACGGGAAACATAGCCAACGGTATCGCCATCGTCAATGATCGGGAATATCACATAGTCGTTGAACTTGAAATTCAACCCTCTTGTCGTACCGACCGGAAAATACTCATAATCATCAAAAGTAAAGCCTCTGGATTTCAAGTACGAATTGGTATAACAACGCTTGTAACATTCCGGGAGTTCTATGATGCTTAATGAATCATCAATCTCTTCCTCGCCATCAATGCGGAAAAGGAGTTGTGTATCCAGTTTGATTTCCAAATCGGCTGTCTCAGCAACCATCAAATCCGGTCTTCCGATCGTTTCAAGTAGCTGTTCCAATGTTATCGTAGAAAAGCCGCAACTGAAACAATGTGACATAAACGGCTTTTTCCGCTCCGTTTCCTTGCCTACATAAATTCCGTATTTATTTTCTTTTCCACAATGGGGACATTTCGGAACAATAAGATTCTTATGGCTTCCATCGAATTTTGCTCCCAGTTCCAGACTTATTTCCTTGATGAGATAATCTTTCTCTGCTTTGGTTAAATCCATGTATACAGTCTTGGTTAAATATTTTAGCTTAATCGGCTATATTGTAGTCACGTAAATTGGTGCAAAAATATTATATTAATTGGTACAAAACAAGAAAATGCCTATAACATTCTTCAGTTATAGACATTTTTACCTCTTTATGAGGCAGACCGGGCCTTCAAGCTCATGGTTCTTCTTGCATCATAGAACACTTCGTTTGCATAGTCAGTGGCAATCTTGAACGTGTCTCCTTTGCTAAAGAATCGGGACTTTGCGATATGCAGACGCATCGTATCCTCTTTTCTTTCCGCTTCGGATTGGTTCAGCGTAATCAGATGGGTAAGTGGTCTGGAAAGCCCCTTTGCTTCAGAACAGTTGTATTCGGTCAGAACATTTTTCTCATCGTTGAGCCAATCCCTGTTCTCGATGGTCGCCTGATAGGTAACGACCATCCAGACATTCTCATCGTTGGCCAAGTCTTTCAAATCGTTTGCCACTGCGATACGTTTGGCACGTTCATGGTCAGCTCCCCAGTTTCTTCCGCTTGAATCGGTAAGCAAGTCCATCGAATCCACAATCACGATGTCGGGATTGTAACCATGTATCTTGCGATATTCGGCAATACCACTCTGAATATCGACGGTTGATACGTTGTTGTTGAATCTGGGAAAGGCCCTTACAATAATACTTCCGGTATAGGCTTTCATCTGTTCCTCAAAAATCCTCATTTCCGTATCTGAGATTTTTCCTTTCTCAAAAAGAAACGAGTTCTTGCATATCAAAGCTCCGGAATAAGCATCTACCACTTCTTCCTCAGAACCCTCCAACTGGAAATGAAGCACGTTCAGTCCATCGTCCACCATAGCCCTTACTCCGACATGACGTGCGATATGCGACTTTCCCACGCCCGTACTGGCAAGGAAACAGGTAAGCTGTCCTCTGAGATTTCTTCCATCGTTCAGTTCGTCTATATCGTCAATGAAGAAACGTGTCACCTGTGCAAGCCGTGAGTTCTTGTTCTCATTCTCCCTTTGTCGGTTCTGTAGGAAACGCTGGGTGAATGTCTTGGTAATATCCACGAACTGACTTGCTTTTAGTGTGAACTGACCGAGCCATTCCGCATATTCCATCAGTTTGTTCTGAGCCTTTTCCTGTTCGTTCTGGTTGTATAGCTTTCCGACTTCTACATAAACGGACTGTAACCGGACGCTTTTGATGTATGATTCCAGCATATCCAATACGGAATCCACTTTTCTGACACCTTCATAGTCCTGAAACGTATTAATCAGTTCCGTGGCATCGTAGTCTCCGGCAAAGGCTTGCAACAAGACCGGGTAGGAAGGCGGTGTCTTGTAGGTCTCATAATGCTTGGCTATGACCTTGTTTATCGCTTGAAAGTATTTATCCGGCAGATATTCTTTTTTCATGTTTTGCACTACTGCGGCACATACGTTGTCATACTTCATTACGCAATAGTATAGCTCAAAGAGGAAATCTAAACTTAAAGGGTTGGATTTATTTGGTTTCATTTTGATTAAATTCTTCAGTTCTGATTCGATATAGTTCAGGATAAGCTTGCCGGGTTCTTTGTTTACAGGCTTCGGCTTTGGCACATTGCTGGCAGGAGACGGAAAACGGAGTCCATAGTAGGGTGGATTGTCCGCATATATAGTACCCCACGTCCGTATTCAACGCTCTGGATTTGGTGCTTTCCTCGTACTGGGGAAAGATGAATTTGTATAGCGGATGTTTCCGTCTGTCCGCAATGAGAGCGAGAAGCCTTGCTCTTGGCATTTTATCTCCCAGCCATTTGTCCTCATAATACTTCCGGTTCTTGTTCGTCTGGATGAAGCATTCCACGGCCTTGCTGCCGAAGTATTGTTTCACGCCCCATTTGTCGGTATATCTGGAATCCGTGTTGTATACCCGGTACGCCTGACATACGCAAAAATCAACTAACCTTTCTCTACTAATGGCATCGCCAAAGTCGGCTTCAAGCAAATCCAGACATTTCCCGATGGTTTGCTGAGTAACCCCTCCTTCCGGATTTGTGATCTTGAAAGAGGGGTTAATCATACTTTTCATAATAGTAGAGAAAACGAGAATGATATTCTTAATTTGTTCTTTTTTCTCCATCTCGGTTTATCATTTTTCTCATTTTCTTTTTAGCCAGAAACAATCGGCTTTTTACGGTCTCTATGTTTCTGGTTTTAAGACTACCGCTTTTATACGTGATGTTCATGATCTCGTGCAATTTGTATCCGGCCTGTTGCAAGAGCAATGCTTCCTTGTAAATCGGTTCCAACGAATCCAATGCTTCCAATATATCATCGTTGTAATACTGCCTGTAATTCTCAACCGACATGCAGTTGGCATTGATCTCATCATCATCCAGTATTGTATCGCCTATATCCGAAACTTTCAGATTGTCGGAAAACTTCATGTGTGAACGTTTTGAGTCCGCATCGATGATATATCTTTTGGTCACGATATGAAGCCACGTCTGTATTGACTTTGTAGGATCGTAGGTTTCGATATATTTGAAGAAGTTGGTGAGCACTTCCACATAGTTATCATCGATGTCTTCTGGGTTTGCGGTATACTTGATACACAACTTATATACGAGGTTCCTGTGTGGAATCACGTATTTTTCAAATAAAACGGTTCTGCGAGCCGCCGATTCCGCATCTATGTATTTTACTGGACAGCTTGCTTGTCTTGGTTTCGTTTCCACGCCTTTTCCACATTCATAACAAATAAATCTTTAGCTGATTCAGTCAATTTATGTGAAGCGCAGTAGTTGTGCCAAGCGTTTCTGTGCCGGATAAACGTTTCTCTTACCGCTTCGTCCGAAGGTTTGGGGGAAGAGGATAGGAACTCGTAAAACTCCGAGAGATGTACGGCAAGCACGTTTGTATGCTTGCTTGCGTCTCTCTGTCTTTTTCTTCTTTCGTTTCTTGCTTTACTCATAATTGGTTTTAGTTTAAACGATATTTTCTTGCGTAATAATAAAATATACAGATAGCGTCACTGTGGTTGTCGTCAATGGGAGTAATGCCGTATCTTTTATAGCAGAACTCCATCATCTTCTTTTTGTCTGCCCTGCCATCTCCGGTAGTCCATTTTTTGAGTGTAGCCACATTGATAAACTCCGGTTCCGGCAAATCGAGTTCGTCACACACTTCTTTCAGTATGCCTCTGAACTCACACAGTTTCCGCATATCGGTAAAGTGATTGTTCACGTTTACATCTTCAGCGACTATCTGTTTGATGTCGTATTTCTGAATGAAGGCCATAAGTGTATCTCTGAAATCCTTGTGTTGTTTGTTATTATTCTTTCTTTTGGATTCTGTGAAATTCCACGTACCGCCTTCATGCAGCGAATAATATCCCGTATGTGTGGCAATGTCCAGTGCCAAAATATCTTTCTTAGTCAATTCATCGTTGGTCGTTTCGTTTTTAGTGGTTCTCATCAATGTATGATTCTCCGTTTTGTTTGTTAATAATCAACTTGTAAGGGTAGTTTTCAGCTACGTTTCCATGACTTACTACAAGGGCGGTAACTCCGATATGGTTGATGGCCGAGAACATATTAGCCAGACCATTTTCATCCACCGCTTCAAGTATCTCATCCAATACCAGCAAGTCAAGTCCCTTATCACCGTCACAGTTTACATTTATAAGTTTGTGCATTGCAAGGATATTAGCCAGATTGACACGAGCCTTTTCTCCTTCGCTCAGTTTTCCGAATGAACCCGAATCAACACCGTCACGGATGATGGAGATTGAGATTTTGTCTCTCAGTTTTCCTGTTTTCAGTATCGTATAGCCGGAAAATTTAATCCGTATGTCGCTGCCGATGCTTTCCAAAAACTCATTCGTAATCTTGCTGAGAGCTTCGATCTTGGTGTTGGCCAGATAAGTCTTGAACTCTACAAAACGCTGTTCTTGTTCTTTTAAAGCGTTCAGTCTGCCTTCAATCTTGCTTCTTTCTGAAACAGCTTTAGTAGACTTTTTCATAAATTCCTTTAGTGACAGTCGGAGTGATTCGATAACCTCTGTGTCGGACGATTCTTTCAGTTCTTTGATAGTCTGCTGTAAAGTCTCGATTGAACCTTCCGTAGCGGAAGTCGTTTCTTCCAGTTTCTTGATTGTACGTTCCTTTTTGCCAATCTCATCATCCAACAGATCAAATGCTTCATCGAAAATTTTCTTTCTGACATTACTTAAATCGCCTTGTATCATTGCAATCTTGTCGGAGATTGTTTTCTGAGACAAGTTAAGATCATTGATTTTCGATTTCAGCCTGTTGATTGAGGACTGGCCGGAAGACAGTTTTTCTTCCCAGTCGGTGTTTTCTTCTCTTAACTTGATTTTTAAAGACTTGGTTTTATCAATCCGGCTTTCATATTCAACCAAACAGTTGTTTTGTTCTTTGATGTGGGAATCAAGATCGGAAACGGCCTTTTCTTTCCCGGCCAGTTCCTTTTCCGCTTCTTTCACATTAAAATCCTTGTCTGAAAGAAGAAACTCGTGCGAGC